TTTCTTACAGCTTCTTCCCAAGGGGCTTTAGTTTCTTTTTCTTCTTTAGCATTTTTAGATGGTGATTTTTTGGCTACATCTTCAGCAAGTTTAGTTAATGTTGTCTTGTTGCGTATGTAGTCCATCGGTAATGGCATGGTTTCTCCTTAGTCTACATTGATATTATAGCAAGTTTTTTTGTAAAAGTCAAGTGAATTAAAGGTCGCTTGCTTTGGGGAACAGGAGAAGGGATGGGGGTCTTTATTCTTCAGGTAAAATCCCTTCCAGACCTTCACGCTAGGTAGATTTTTCTGCCCACAATTTCCATCAAGCGGCCTGAACATTCATAAATACTATATATTTCATATGAATACAAAACTACCTGCAAGCGTCCTTGAAGCCCGCGGCAGCTTCAAAAAGAACCCAAAAAGACGCCGTATTGACCTGGAAGCAACTGGGGAAGTCGGTAACGCGCCCGCATATTTTCTTAAGAATCAAAGAGATATCTGGAAGGAACTAAAGTCCATTCTACCTAAGGGACTTGCTAAATCACCTGATAAATGGATGTTAGAACTTGCTGTTACATATATGGATAAGTTTCGAGAGGATGGACTGAAACCACAGGAACTAGCGGCATTATTGAAGATATTGGGTAACTTGGGATTATCACCACGCGATAGGGCACAGTTGGCACAACCTGTTAATAAGGTAAGTAAAGATAGTAATGAATTTGCAGAATTCACTTAAGATATGTCAATATTACAAGATGAATTTACAAATAAAGCACTCCAATATTGTGATGACGTATTGGACGGAACTATCCTTGCCTGTACTCAAATTCATCAAGCGTGTAAGCGCCACTTAGATGATCTCACCAAAATAGATGATGCAAACTTTCCATTTACGTATGACATTGAAAAAGCGGAACGTTTATGTCAGTTTGTTTCTAAGTTACCTCATGTGGATGGTAGGCAATGGGTTGGTAAGAGATTTGTTTTAGAAGCGTGGCAATGTTTCTTTCTTACATCGTTATTTGGTTGGGTTTATAAGGATACTGGCTATCGCAGATTTACGGAAGCATATCTCGGTGTTGCTAGAAAGAATGGAAAGTCATTTCTTGCAAGCGCCATCTGTCTTTATATGTTATGTGCCGATGGAGAACCAGGGGCACAAATATTTTGTGCAGCCAATAGCTTAGAACAGGCATTAACAGTCTTCACGCCAGCCAAGCGGATGGTGGAAGCTTTACCATCATTACAAGCGTTTTTCGATATTGAATGTAACGCAAAGTCATTACTGATTCCAAATGGCTCAAGATGTATTCCAGTTGTTGGGAAATCACGCGACGGTAAAGGTGCTCATCTGGCAGTATTGGATGAATACCATGAAGCTCAAGATGATGAGGTGTATAATTCCCTTTATCAATCTACCGGTTCCCGCGTACAGCCTCTTATGTTAGTGACCACAACGGCAGGATATACCATTGAAGGTCCTTGTTATCGGTTGCAAAAGGATTGTGAAGAGATGTTGTCCGGTGAATCCGATCGACCTGAGTTATTCGCATTGATTTACACACTGAATACAGATACAGATTGGACAACTGAGGACGCTTTACGAATGGCAAATCCAAATTATGGGATATCTGTTGACATCCGGCGCTTGAAAGCCGAGCAACAAGTGGCTATTAAGAAAACTAATAAACAGAATGTCTTTAAGACAAAAAAGCTCAACATTTGGTGTAATTCAGCTACAGCATATTTTAATATGCATAGCTGGCTATTGCTTGGTGATAATAAACTGAAAGACGAAGACCTTAAAGGTTGTGAATGCTGGATGTCTGCTGATTATTCCAGTAAGTTGGACTTAACCTGTGTAATGAAGTTGTTTAGGAAAGATTCTACATACTATTGTTTCCCAAGGTTCTACTTACCAATAAATACAATTAAAGATCCAACAAATCTGAAAATGGAAAGATGGCATCAGGCAGGATTTTTAGAATCTTGCCCAGGAAATTTAATTGATGTAGATCAAGTAGCGGCAGATGCTATTAAGGATATCCAGACCTATAAACCGAAGTGTTTCTGTTTTGATGAGTGGCAATCTATACTGTTCACCAATACGATTGGTAAACAGTGTAAAGATTTAGTGTTAGTTGGTATTAAACAGGATTTTAAGAATCTAAGTCCGCCGATGTTAGAATTGGACGCTTTAATTGCAGATAAGCGAATAAGACATGCGGATAATCCGATTTTAAATTGGAATATGGCTAATGTGATGGCGTTATCGGATAATCATGACAATATCAAACCAGTGAAGGATAGTAAACGATCATCTAATAAAATCGATGGTGGTGTGGCACTGATTATGGCTATTAGTAGAGGTATGTTGACACAACCACGGAAGGTTGAGCCATTTAGAGCATTCTTTGCCTAATGGAATGGTATAAATAGGATTATAAAGATATGATAATAGAAAATAGGTGGTATTAAATGGGATTACTTTCAATCTTTAAACCCAAACAAGAACTGCGTGGTAATCCATTAGAGAATCCATCAGTATCTCTTGGTTCGATTGGTGCAATTTGGAGCTGGATCTCCGGTTCTGAACCAACCGCCTCTGGTGAGTTGATCGATGAAACCATTGCACTCCAAATAGTAACAGTCAATGCATGTGTCCGTATCATTGCGGAAGCAATTGCTTCAATGCCATTGATCCTTTATAAGAGATTACCAAGAGGTCGTCAAGAAGCATTAGACAATCCACTACATGATCTACTTACCGTCGCACCGAATCCAGAAATGTGCGGACCTGTATTTTGGGAAACAATGGTTGGTGCTTTAGCATTGACAGGTAATGCATATGCATATGCCCCAAAAGTTGCTGGTCAAGTAGATGCCCTATGGCCTCTACATCCACATAAAACGAAACCCATTAGACTACCAGATAAGTCACTTGCATATCAGTGTTGGGAAGGAACAGATCAATCCCATCCAAAGATCTATGCTGCCGAGGATATATTACACTTCAAATTATTTTCATTAGACGGTTTACTGGGTTTAAGTCCTATTGCAATGTCTCGGCAAGAGTTAGGCATCCAACGGGCCGCAACTAAAATGGTTGGACGTTTCTACGCGAATAACGGTAGACCATCAGGTATCATGACGCCGAAAGAAGGATATGAACCAGATGAAAAAGTCTTACTTCAGGTAAGAGAATCCTGGCAAGCGGCCAATACGGGAGAGAATTCATTAAAGACCGCTTTTGTTCCTGGTCAGTGGGATTATAAGACACTTGGATTAAATTTCACCGATATCCAGTTGCTCGATTCACGGAAGTATTCAAGAACTGAAATAGCGGCCTTATTTCATGTGCCAGCCCATCTTGTTGGTGATACCACTCGCCAATCAAATACTAATAGTGAGCAAGAAGGTCTTTCATTAGTCACATATTGCTTACGTCCGTATCTCAAAAAGATTGAAATGGAGATCCAAAAGACATTATTACCTTCTGTTGGGCGTAATGCTAATAGATTGTTTGTTGAATTCGATATTAGAGATTTACTACGTGGTGATTTTAAGACAAGTATGGAAGGTTATCAGATAGGACGTAATTCCGGCTTCTTCAATGCAAATTATATCTTGGATGAACTTGGTGAGAATCCCATAGGTCCAGTTGGTGATATATACTGGATGCCAGTCAATTACATGAATGCAGAGAATGCATTAGATCCTAGTTATGTGCATCCAAGTAACAATCCACAACCTAAAGCGGTTGATACTACACCTAAGTTGATTGAAGCACCTAAAGAACAAACAAAGGAAAGCGTGGATGATGGGGCAAGATCGATTCTTTCAAAGGCATTAATTATCGGTCCAGTGTTTAAAGATAGTATTGGACGCTTATTAAAGAGAGATAAGCGTGATTTAAGCATCATTACTGACATCTTTACCCCATGTTTAAGATCTATTCTTGATTGTTCTATAGCTGATACCAGCAAGCAATTGAACATGGAATGGAATAAACCAAGCGAGATTGACAAGATTATTAATGATACATGTAGGTCAATTGATAAGCGTGCTGAGAAATGGGACATAACTAAAGTGGATGATATCGTGGCAGTAGAGTTTAATAAGTGCCTCCGGGGCATTGTAAGTGCAGTTTATAAGGAATTTGGGGCAGAGTTAGTCCCACAGGAGTTAAAATAAAATGGAAAAACGATTTTTAAAAGTTAAAGAATTGAGAGTTGCAACCGGTGCGGACGGTCAAAAAACACTTACAGGTTACGCCGGTGTTTATAACTCTTTATCAGAGGACCTTGGTGGATGGAAAGAAAAATTAACACCTGGTACTTTCTCTCGGTCGCTTAAACAACAACCAGATATCAGGATGTTTAGTGAACATGATCCTAAACAAGGTATTTTAGGTCGGACAAAAAGCGGAACACTTAAAGTAGATGAAGATGGTTCTGGTATTCATTTTGAATTGGCAGTACCAAATACTACTCTAGGTAATGATGTTGTTGAATCCGTTAATCGGGGTGATATTGATGGCTGCTCATTAGGAATGGTTGTACGGGACTGTAGTTGGGATAAAGTTGATGGTAATGTGTTAAGAACTGTCAATGATGCCGATCTGGACCACATTACTGTCACCAGTATGCCAGCATATACAGGTACAAGTGTCCAATTAAGAACGTTGTTCCCTGATGGTGCTCCACAAGTTCCAGAATTCAGAGCCGCAGATAAAAAGACTCGTAAAGTAGATAACGAGGATCTTACTTTTGAGGATTTCTTAATTGGTAAAGCTGATGACCCATCGACATGGAAGTTACCTGTTAAATTTTCAACTCCAGAGAAAACCAAAAGTCACTTACAAAATGCGTTAGCTAGATTCAACCAGCTTAAAGACGTGAGTGAGGAAGAAAAACAAGCCGCATGGACCAAGTTAGTTAAGTTAGCCAAGGCCGCTGGAATTAATGTTCAAGCGGAAAGGTCGCTTGAGAATCCAAATCAAAATCAGCCCGGTTCTGGTTGTATGGATGGGTGTGATAATTGTTGGGCAGGTGATTGCCAAACATGTTCAAATCCAGATTGCATGGATTTGGAATGCCGGTGTGAGTATGCGTTTCGGGCGCTGGATGATAAGTTGCTGGCAAAGATTATAGAGACCCGCCTCAAGTGGCCGGATTAGAAGAAACTATAAATAATTAACAGCGCAACCTGCGCTAACGTAAAGGATACGTAAATGAAACCTTATATAACATTTCATAAACCTCATAAATTGAAGTCTGTTACAGCTATTGTTGAACTTACAGGGGTGTTCAGAGATGGTAACACCATACCATTAGATACTCCGCGCTATGCATATATTGAAGTCCGCACGGATGCGGAGATTTCAAATTTTAACCCAAGCGATCCCAATTATGATATGGTATTAGACGATCAATTAAAAATGGTGATTGTTAGTTACTGTTATGAATTGTATGGAGTAATACCGAATTCGATTAAGATTGTTCCATATTAAAAAAGAAGGCAAGTCACCGCTGAGATATGGAGTTAGCAGCGGAAATCCAAACTTGTTTATTGTGCTTTCATAATCTTCAAGTAGCATTCTCTGTTGATTTCAATTTTATTAGGTAATGAACCTACTAACGGTACGTCTTCTTCTTCATCTTCATCATACCAAAATCCAACTGCCTGTTGTGCCGCTTTGAACGGTGGAAGATCAATACACAATCCAAACAAGTAAGTTCCAAATACTCCTAGTGAAGGTTCCATAAAAATTGCATCAATACGGAATCCTAATTCCTGTAGTTGATCATAGGCGGCTATTGGTGGTGCCCATGCACTCATGAATGTACCAGCAAACTGGTCGTCAGCATGATACAGTACATTTGGGTAGTTTGTGTCCCATTTAGTTCCCCAGTTTTCATTACACCAATCAATAGTGTGATTATCTTCTGGAATTGGTATAAAATGGTTCAATAGATTTTCATTCTTGAATTCCTTGAATGCTTTTGTAAGCATCTTCGGGTTGTCATGGTATACAGTGATTCGGTTCCAGCATTCGTTAGGCATTAAATTCCTTCCTCTTCCGCTTGATATGGTTCCAAGCCCTCAATTAGTGGATCTACAATTTTATCTGTTATGTTGGTAAATGCATACTCAAGAGCATCGGCTCTACTTGATGCTTTGATCGCACAATGTAGGGTTACGATATAGGTTTTCATCTTCGGTTTCTTCATATCATTCCTCAATCCGGGAGTACAATTACAGAATCATAATCACCAAAATAAATGTCATCGAAGGCTTCCTCTGCGTGCTCAAATCCATGATAGACTTTTCTCTTCTTCACTGGTTCCTCCCAAGGCGGAACTTCTTTTCTCTTCTTCAAAGGCGGAACTTCTTTTCTCTGTTTTGTTTTGGTCATAATCATTCCTCCACATAAAAATAGCGGACTGCTTTCGCAACCCGCTTATACATCTCACATAAAAATACGGTGCTGGGTACTTTATGATCAAAGAAATGTACCCAGCACCGCTCTTGATGCTTAGTTACATTGTAGCAAATCGGCCGCTGGTTGTCAACTGAAGTTAGTAATATATTTTCAAGGTTCGCTTATGATTGCTCCATATTGTGAATGGTACGATTAGTTCCACTTGAAACTCCTCTTTTACTAAATAAGATTGTGGATTGATTCCAATTCTATTTGGTGCTTTAGATAGCAAAATCTCCTACCAACTCTGTGAAGTTATTAGCAGGCGCTATTAACTGTCCAAATTCAATAACTAGGAACTATCTCTATGACAATTAGAGAACTTAAAAATAACCGTAATAAGCTAATGACGGATGCACAACAGTTGTTACTGAAGGAAAAAGTAACTGTTGAAAACCGTACAGAAGCTAATAAAATGTTAGCTGATGCCAATTTATTGGATGCTGACATTACCAATTTAGAAAAAATCGAAAAGACAACTGTGGAAGAAAGGTCCGCAGGTATGCCTAATCGTCCTAATCCTGGTGAAGAAACAGCTAATGATCCAAAAGAACAAGCCAAATTGGAAAAGCGTGCATTGGCACGGTATATGCAATATGGTATTGTGGATCACAACTATTTAAAACCCAGTGGTTTACCTGCCGCAGAACTTAGAGACATTACAACTGGTGGTAATAACTCTACTTTGTCTGCTGCTTACACCGTACCTCAAGCGTTTTATCCTGTATTAACTGAAGCTTTGAAATCATATGGTGAAATTCTTAATGTGATTAAGAATCTTGACGTGGATAATGGTGCGCCAACCAAATATGCAACAATCAGTGATGTGGTTGGAACTAAGTTAACAATCGTTGGTGAAGCCCAACAGGTCGATGAAAACGATCCAGATCAAATGTCTGGTGCGATTATATCCAGCGACTTTGCATCAACTGGTATCATCAAGATTTCAATTGCTGAACTTCAAGATAGTGCCTTTGATCTGGACGCGTGGGTTAAGAAAGCGTTTGGTATACGTTATTACAGAGGATTATCCAATTGGGTGACAAATGGTAATGCTAGCAATGTGGCTTCACTGGTCGGTTCTGCAACTTCTGGAGCAACCTCTACCTATACCAACCAAATTGTGTATGCTGATTTGGCTGCGATGTATGCTGCATTAGATCCAGCTTATCGTCCAAATGCTGTATGGTCATTCAATACCAATACGCAAGGTCTGTTACTCGGACAATGCGATAACATTGGACGTCCATTATTCATTCCAGCGGCTACTGCGGAATCATTTGATACATTACTTGGAAAGAAAGTAGTTCTAAGTCAATTCTTGGATTCTGTAAGTGCCGGTTATGCAAAATTGCCGTTAATGTATGGCGACCATAGTGCTTATCTACTGAGAACAGTTAAACCTGGTCTTAGTGTGATAAGATTGAATGAACGTTTTCTGGACACGGGCGACATTGGCTTCCTAGGATTTGCCAGGGTTGGTGGTGCGTTACTTCAGAGTACAGTACCTCCAGTGTTGAAACTCACTATGAATACAACTGGTAGTTGGACTCAAGGGTCCTTAACATAGGAATTATTCCTATACAAACCAAGGGCTTCAGTAATATGAAGCCCTTTAGAAAAGGATAAATCAACCTATGTCAAATAACATAATCCCTTTAACCGATCCTTGTTACAATGAAGGACACGTACAAACTCTGGATTCTACTTTTGCTGTAACTACAATTAGCGGTAATCATACATCTGGTATGGTACTTCTTCCTACACAGGGACTTGTAGCACTTGCCGGATCTAACGGTACAGGTGGATTGGCGGTTCAATTACCTGCTGTAGTTTCTGGTTTACCTGGTGATGTAGTGCCAGGTAATGATGGACAGAAACTAGTTGTATTAGATGTTGTTGGTGAAAACCATTTAGTCTATGGACCAGGTACTTCTGGAAGTGTTGTTTTTACATTCAGTGGAACGGCTGGACAGAAAAATGAATTCCTTGCATTTTCTGGACAATATCTACAACCATATACTCTTAACGGCTTAAACGGAACCTCTGGAACTTCAGGAACCTCTGGACATTCAGGAACCTCTGGACTTTCAGGAACCTCTGGAACTTCAGGAACATCCGGCACAAGCTAATCTTATAATGTTGTATTCTAAAAACCCTTCAAGTTCCTTTTATCGGGAGTTGAAGGGTTTTTATTTGAAGTACCAGAAATAGATAAATAGGTTAAGAGGAACATATATGCCATTTGGATTAACGATGCTGGAAGGACCTGCCGCAGAACCAATAACACTTACGGATGTAAAAAGATTTGCAAGCGTTGATGAAGATTACACGGTAGATAATGCACTGCTTACTGGATTGATATCAGCATCCAGAGTGTTAGCGGAAAAGTATTGTAAGAGAGCTTTCTTTGACCAAACGTGGTTATACAGTCTCGACTATTTCCCGTTATATTGGGGACGTAATACCATTAAGAACATTAGGGACACCATATATCCATATTCATATTACTTCGATTCAGCCATCTTGTTATTTCCAAAACCTGGACTAAAGAGTATTACCAGTATCAAATATTACGATACAGCTGGTATCCAGCAAACATTGGATCCCAGTTTGTATATTGTTGATACGAACAGTGAACCCGGCAGAGCATTTCCAAAAACATACTGGCCAGTTACAGGGGTTGCTTGGTCACCGGGTGGGGTCCAAATAACCTACGTGGCGTCCACGTATGGATCAGGGGAAGATACCAGTAAAGTGCCAGCGAATGTTAAGACCGCTATCGCCCTTGGGGCAGCGCATTGGTATAACCATCGTGAAGATAGCGTACCAATGCCGGATGCATTTTACAATTTATTAAATAGTGAAGTCTTTAGTACATTTTCATTCAACATTTATTAGGAACATATGGCAACTTATACAGCACCTAAAGATCCATTAGTTATTAAATCCGGAGAACTTCGCAACTCTATTGAGTTTTTGTATCCAGATTACGTGATGGGAGACTCAGGGTCAGAAACGATTTATAAACCATTTTGTGTCACGCGTGCCAAAATAGAACCATTTAAGGGAACGGAACTTATAAAATCCTCCATAGACACGACCTTAACCTATTTCATTATCACAATGCGGTGGCGACCTGGCATACATGATAAGATGCGAATACGGTTTCACGATTCTATCTGGAGAATACAATTGATAGAGGATGTGTTATTAAGACACCGTAAACTTGTTATTACAGCGGAAGAGTTTGGTGAGGATAATTAAAATGCTTAGAAATTTATTTGATGCCTTCTCTTTATCTGGTGCAATCCTATTGATGTTATTTTCATTAACTGTGTTGGGTGTTGTTACTCACCAAAAAGACATTTATGAATCATTCGGTTCCGCATTTTGTGCCTTCGCAACTGGGAAGAAAATGGCGGATGTGAATACGGATAAGACGGATCAATCGGAACCAGAAACTAAGAAGGTAGACTAATGGCAGTTGAAGTTGGATTTTCCAATTTACTTATTACTGGACTGAAAACGACCTTTCCAGACATTCAAATGTTTGGTGTGACTACGCCCGTGGATTTCGTTTCACGGTCCAATAGATATGCACTTGCTTTCAGGTCGATTATGAATGTACCCACATATGTAATGGAGGGACAAGACTCATTATATAAGAACACATTACAAGTGGATTGTATCGGTTTTGAATTTCGTGATGCAGTTAAACTTGCAAAAGCGGTACGGAATGTATTGAGTGGATCTTGGCACGGCACCTTTTCAGATGGAACAGTTGTTCAGGGAATATTTCTATTACCATCGGCTGTTGATGGAATTTCCGAGGCGCGCACATTTATCCGGTCACTTGAAGTAGATCTGTTCTATTATGAAATATAAATTATCAAAATCCTAAATTGTATAAATAGGTCTGTACCACAAGTTTAATTTAGTTTAACAGGAGTAATACAATGGCATATACAGGATCAAAGGCAGGAATCGGGAGCCTCACCCAAATTTCTATTTACACCTCACCAGGTACTTATGTACCCATCTATGAGATTGTGGATTTTAACCAAACAGGCCAAAAACTTTCGCTGGCTGACGTAACAAATCTGAACAGTCCAGCGAAAGAAATTATCGGAACGCTTATCGAATCTGGTGAATACACATTGACTTACAATCGTGTCCCAAGCGACCCCGGACAGGCTGCATTGGAAGCTGCATTTGCCGCCAAGGCACTTACGACATTTAATGCCCAGATGGTGGATGGCGATCAATTTGTATTTACAGCGTATGTAAGTGCATTCGATCCACTTTCGTCAGTATCACCAATGAAAGCCATCCAGTCCAAAGCTACTCTTACAATTAGTGGTCTGTTGGAATATGCTGGTATTCTTGGTGCATCTACTGCTGGAACAACTGGAACATCTGGTTCCGCTGGTTACGGTGGATCTGGCATATACGGCGTTACCGCGTAATTAGGGTATTGGACTAATTCCATATGGCAAAGAACAATCTTACCGGAACTACATCCGATCCTAATATTCAGTTCTCTGAATTGGTCATTGACGGTAAAAAATTAAAACTTGCATATTCATTTAGAGGAATCCGCCTTGCTGAAAGAGCCTCTGGTGTAAATCTTTTGAATGGTTTAAAAAACCTTAATGAAGTTACCGGCGAACAACTTGCAGGACTATTATGGGCGGCACTTTTAGTCGATAATCCAAAATGTAAGTTTGAAGATGTAGATGACCTTATCCGCTTAGATACTATAGCAGCAATTAGTAATGCACTAGTTGATGCTTATATACTCTCATTCCCAAAAAAAGAAGAGGCACCGGACGCACCAGCCGCCGGAGGAAGCCAATAAACAATACCCGACTTTGGGAAGACTGCTGGTCAATCGCCCGAAGTGTGCTTCATCTAACTGATGAGGAATTTTGGTCTATTACTCCTAAACAGTTCCACTTGTTGCTTGATAAACATGAGCAACAAGTGGAACATCAAGAATTACTCTTTGGTCAACTGACCTCAACGGTTATTAACTGGGGATTTTGTAGACCAGAACAACCAGCTAAGCCAAGAGATTATATGCCATCGCAATGGGCACAATTGTATAACGTGCGGAAGCCACGGTTATCAAGAAAGGTAAAAGAGAAGGTATCTAAACAAATAGAATCTTGTTTATGGACGCTTTATAAAACACAACAGGCGAAACTTGGAAAGCCAGTTATCAATAAATAGGGATAGATATGGCAGAGATTTATATTAGAGGAATCGAAGAAACCGCAGCGGCACTTGAAGCTATGCCAGATCGTATCGCTAAAGTGGCTACTGTAAAAGCGTTAAATGCTGCCGTGAAACCTATTATGGAAGAAATGTCACCACGTATTCCTGTTGGTGCAACTGGTAAGTTAAGGGCGGCACTCATGTATATCATTAATGTAGCTGCGGATGGAAGAAATGCGGTTGCTTCCATTGGATTCGGTAAAATGGGGTATCTTGCACGGTGGATTGAATTTGGAACACACCATCTTGGTCATAAACCGAAAAAGGTAGATACGGGTGTATTACTACCGGCAAGACCATTTATGCGCCCAGCGGCAGAAACGGCCGCTGCGGCCGCTATAGAAGCTTTCGCGGCTTCTGTAAAAGAGTCGCTTGATGAAGGATTAACGTAATGAAATATTACGTGTATAAAGGAATTAAACAGGAGGTATCAGTATGAGCGTTCGCGCCGGCCAGATAACAATCGACCTAACAACTGGAGATTCCCGTTTTATCACCGAAATGAAAGCCGCTGGTGGTGAGGTTCGCCAATTTGGTACAACCGCTCGTGGGGAAACTGCATCAGTCCGTGCAGCCTTTGAGTTAATGAAGGGTGATATCAATTCCAGTCGCTTACAAGTTCATGCATTGATGGAATTATTCCCTAGTCTTGGTAAAGCGATGAATGCTGCTTTCTCGGGAATTGCTATTGTAGCTGTTATTGGAATGCTTTACGAAGCTACAAAAAAAGTAGGTGAGTTCTACACTAAAATTGAAGAAGGACAACAGAGAAGTAATGAGGCATTCAATAAATTACACGACAGTTTAGGATTAACCATAGATGATTTGAAGATTGCTAATGACAGACTAGACATTGATATCGCCAAACTTCAAGGCAAACCAACTAACAACCTTGCGTTAGCATTAGATGAAGCACGCAAATAT